AACGGATCCAGATTTTACGGTTTTTGTATCTCTAGGTTTTTCTATATCTAAAACTGTTGTACCTGGCAATGCTACATCAAATCCTCTAACATATGCTTTACCTGGAGATAATTTAACACACATTAAATCTTCTGAAGGATCAGCACCTTGATCAGTTTTCTCACTATCAAGATACAAACCATTAGATCCAATTTCATCATTTAGTGAATTTTGTAAATTAACTCTAAATGGCTTTATTGAATAGTTTCCAGATTCTTCAAATGTTCTCTTAGCAAGATACTTTTTGATCTCAGAATATACTGAGGAATTCTGTATTTTCTTAATTTCACCATTTCTTACCTTTAATAATTCTATAAAATTAATATCATCAAAATCATCAATTGATTTTTTAGCTAATTTAACACTAATTTTAAATCTATCAGCACCAGGAGCAGCAAAGTTTGTAAATCCTTTGGCGTTATCATTTAATGACGAATCATCACTAGCATTTATAATCTCTTCAATAATCTCAAAACCAACCCTATATGTTGGTTTATTTGAATATGGTTCTAATACAATAAGAGATTTAGTAACATCTACAAATGCTCCTCTTAAGAAATATACACCATTATCTACACCAAATGAAGATCCAGTTGCTGTTGCATCATCTGCAACTAAAGTCAATACAGTATCACCAGACTTTAATGTTGTATTTCCATAGGTAACATTTTCATCTAATACTAATATCTCCCCATTTGGAAAATGTTCACTTGAACCAGTTGAACTAGACTCTGTATACTTAACAAATATTGTTATCTCATCTACACCCTCTGCTGGAGGTAAAATATAATTTATAATTTTAGCAACAATTTGAGAATTTTGACCTCTTATTCTTGTTCCTTCACCCTGTATTATGGCATCTAAGTATATACTTACATCTACACCCAAATGATCAGCATTTACCTTACAGGCAAAATATGTATTATCGTATGTTACAGATCCAGGAATAACCATAGATCCTTCTTTAAAGATATGATTACCGAACTGTTCTACCTGATTTTGTAGAATTGATTGAAGTCCTGATAATTCTCTTGCTTGTACTGGAAAACCAGGTTTAAACAGAACCTTATAGAAATTATCTGCCTTATCAAAATCATCATAATAAGGACTTATATTTAAGTTAGTCTTCTGTGGCATTTTTTAGAATTCCAGGATGATTTTAACGTCTTCTTTTTGTCGCTCATTTCGAGCAATCAGAGGTCTATTATCAATATAAACCAATTCCCCTGATCCTTTATTTATCTCAGATTTAGCCAACCCACCTGTGAAGAATACATCCAGATTAACCTGCTTATTACCACTAGTAAAAGTAGTAATTCCATTATAATTATTATCAACATAACCTTTAAACCCAGAAGTTTGTCCTTCAACAACAGTTCCTGCTTTAAATGGGTATAATTGACCTATTGTAGATATACCAACATAATCAGTATGATCCTGTGCTCCACCATATGCTAATGATCTATCAGTAAAATACTTTAGAACTTTAGTATCTTTATCAAAAGAAGCAACATATGCTCTTGCTTTAACTGTATCACCAGTAACGTTAACATATGTTTGATAAATTTCTTCACCAACAGTTGGATTTCCAGTTACCTTCTCAGTATCCAAACTACTTGTTGGATCATCTTTAAACTTCATCGCATCTAACGATGAAAACTGATCAGCAGTAAATGATGTATTAGCATCAATAGTTGTAGGATTCTTTACAATCCCAACTTGAGCAAACTTTGTATCTATAGGAAAATCTTTAGTTGAATCATCAAATCTAGCATAAATTAAAACTTTGTCAGTACCTAACTCTGTATAGATGTCATATCCATGACCTCTACTTGGAGGAATAATTGGTATTAATTTAGCAGAGTTACCAGCAGAGTTATTATTAACTGCTCCTAGATCAACTAAACCATATGTATATCCCTTACCACCAGCACTAACAGTAACATTTGATATTGTCCCTTGAGAAACATCAACCCTTGCTTTAGCACCTGTACCATCACCAACAATGTCAACTTCTTGACCAGTTAATGGTTGATATTGTTTACCAGCATCAGCAATATAAACATGCTTGATTTGGTTATTATTTACTGTAGAGTCACCATTTTCCCTAACTGCTCTGATTTGTGGATCAACACTTGATCCCCAATCATTTGGAACAGTTATATATTCTGTAGAATCAAATTTAATAATATCACTAGGAGAAACTGTATATAAGTACTTCCAAATGTAACCATCACCAGACCCACCAGCTTTTGATGGTTCTAAATCAGTGAATGTTGGTTCATCTTGAGAAACGTTTCCTTTAGGGTTACTTCCAGTGGATCCATTAGCAATACAAACATAAACTTTGAAGTCAGAGTTGATTACATAATATTTCGCATCATATAGTTTAGTTGCTGATTCTAAAGCACTTTTATTCACACCACTATAATCATCTCTATAAATTTCGTATCTAGTACCAACTTTCCAATCAATTCTTTTTACAACCCGTCTAATATTGGCAGAAGTTATCTTCTTACCAAACATCATAGTGTCGCCAAGATGAGAATTATTTGAAAAACTATCAAGTGGTTGAGGTGGGTTTGAACTCCATTGTTCAGACCTGCCAAAACCAACTACAGGATCTCCTGCTTCTTTATAAGTGGGATTCGGTAGACCAATAAAAACGTAGTAATTATTATTCTCAATAGACTCTACGAAATTAGTGGCATTAAGAATTCTAAATTGATCAGTAACAATTGCAGGCATCTTATCAGCTAACTAAACTTTTTTTTCTATTTATAGTCATTATAATACTTGTAATCTAATTGCTCCTGTATTCCTCAACCCCTTAAGAGAAGAATCTGTATAATTCTTTCTTTGAATTGTTGGGAATGATGATAATCCAACATCAACAGTGTAACCAGTTACTCCTATAGAGAGTGGATTTACATCTCTAGTAGCATTATATAGTCTACCCCATGACAATCTACCCAAGCTGGTTGTTATTCCAATATTAGTTTGATCAAACCCACCAGTTGAAGCTAATCCAACATGATTAGTTGTACTTAATATATTACATGTTATTTCACCTGTTCTACCAGAACTTGATATATCATGTACTTTATAAATGTTATCAGCAAATGATGTACCAATACCAACTATAGATGTATCATGACTGTCAACTGAAACAATACCGTCACCAATCTTAGTATCCTTAATCATAATAGGATAACCAACTAATAGATCACTAACTGAATAATTTCCAATTGCTTGGAAGAAGAACTTAATAGCAAGAGGGTGATTATTAGTACCAGTAGTTGTGCTTATACCAGTAACGATTCCAGAGAAACCTTGAACATTACTAATAGAAGTTATTTTCTCTGCTTCATATGTTGGACTCTCAATGATGACTTGAGGTTGTATTGGCCAACTTGCGTGATGACTTGATATTCCACTATATCCAAAACCAGCGTTTGTAACATCAATACTAACAACTGACCCATTAACAATATTTGCTGTAGCAGTAGCAGTTACTCCAGTCCCAGCCCACACATTATTTGGTCCACCAGTAAATAATCCATCTGGATCGGGAAGTTTAACACTAGGAGCAACTGTATATCCAGATCCACCATCAGTAACTGATATTGAATCTATCTTATACTGTGAAGTATTGCCAATAGATGCTAAACTATTAAGTTCTATAGTTGCTGTTGCTCCTGCAGGTGTTTTTACTTCGGTTCCATCAGATTTAGTAGATCCAGGTAACATTAAAGCATCAACAGCAGCAATATTAACAGAATACCTATCTTCAGGATCAAGTCTTATTGGACCTTCTTCATAGAAGAATACTTCAGCATCATCTACAAATATTCCACCATTTTGTTGTGTACCAGTATCTGTCTTTACATCAGCAATAATCTTTGCTGTAGGATATATTTGTGGTTCAATAGATTCCCTAGATTTAACAACCAATGATCCTTGAATATTAAGATCAGTTTTTTGTTTTATCCATTCAAGTGGTCTATCATTAAATTCATCAATACCTGGTCCAGAATATATGTTAGTCTCAACTAAATTAGATGTTAATATTTCTTTAACAACTCTGTCCCTATCTTGAGGGAAGGTTTCTTTGCCTAAACTAGGATGTCCATGTAATCTAACTTGGTCACCTGGTCTGATTGTTTCTTGAATATCAATAAGTTCAACATCAACTCCTCTTTGACCAAGATAGAAGAATACATCAACTTTATCTCCAGTATCTGGTGCTTCAGTAAATGTAAATGTTGTTCCACCTTCAAACTGATAAGCAATTCCTGGAGTTTGTAATACTCCATTTACAAATATAAGAAGAACAGCAT